CAGCTACTGCTATTATGCATAAATTTTTATTTGCAACAAAAGAAGAGCCACAATTTGTAGCCTGGGTAGGTGAGGCGCAAGACCAGGCTGTAGATAATATATCATGGATTCAAAATCATATATATAGTAATCCAGCTATACATTATTACTTTGGGGATTTAGAAGGTGATAAATGGACTAAAACAGAATTTACTTTAAAAAATGGTTGTAGAATGATTGGTAAGGGTGCATCACAAAGGTTAAGGGGTAAAAAACAAAATTCTACAAGATATACTGGAATAGTTCTTGATGACTTTGAATCAGAGTTAAATACTAAAACGCCTGACTCTAGACGTCAAATTAAAGAATGGGTAACAGCTGCAGTATATCCAGCTATTGATTTTGATAAAAAAGGATTTTTATGGTGTAATGGTACTATTGTTCATTATGATAGTTTTTTAAATGGACTTGTTACTAAGCATCATGAGTGTGAAAAAACAGGTGAAGAGTTTGCTTGGGAAGTATTTACAAGAAAAGCTCTTGAGGACGGAAAACCTATATGGCCTTCAAGATGGCCTGTTAAAAAATTAGAAGAAAGAAAACAATTTTATATAGATTCAGGAACACCAGCTAAATTTTATCAAGAGTATATGAATCAAGCCAAGTCTCCTGAAGACCAGATATTTAGCGAAGAAGATATAATTAATGCACAGTATAAAGGGTTTGCTAGATTTGACAAAGAATATGACTCATGGTATATTAAGCTTAATGACGAAAGGAAAGAATATGTCAATATATACATTGGTGTTGACCCTGCTTCAACAATTGGTGCTAGGAATGACTATAGTGTTATTATGGTTATTGGCGTCACCGATAGTTTTGATTATTATGTTATTGAATATTGGAGAGAGCGAGTGTTACCAATGGACTGTGCAGACAAGATATTTGAAATTACAAAACGATACCAACCAATTCGCAGGATAAACATAGAAACAATAGCGTACCAAGAAATGCTTAGAGACTATGTTATGAAAAGAAGTAAAAGCGAAGGAATGTTTTTACCAGGAATTGAAAAAGGTATTAAAAATTACAATCAAAAGAAAAAGGATAGATTATTTGAAGGGCTTCAACCAATGTTTAAAGCAGGCGCTGTACATATTAAAAAAGAAATGCATGAATTTATAGGTGAGTT